AGTGCGGCACGTTCAACGACTTTTGTTTGATAAGTCGCAGCAGCATTAGCAACCTGAAGTCTATCAGAAATGAGTGTTCGAAGTGCTGTGTTGGTTGATAATAATGCTGACCATGTAGCACCACTCGCAGCAACTGGAGACCAATATACACCTGTTCCAGAAGTTCGTAGATAATATCCAGATGTGCCGGCACTACTGTTAGCTAGTAATGTTCCGGATAATCTAAGAGATACGTTTGCTGTAATTGTGTTTGCGTAAAATGCCGATTCATTAACAGAGAACTGATTCATTCTCTTGGTAACAGAATTCAGCTGTGCTCTAACAGCACCAAATGTATTCGCTGAAGTTGTGTTAGCAATAATGGGCATAGTTTACTTTCCAATTAATTATTATTTATATTGTTATACTGCCCGAAACGCCTGTTCCGGCACCAGAGTTAGTTATTCCATACCAAACGTAAAATTTATAATTTCCTATTGTTGTTATTGTCGGACTACCTGTTGTAGAAGTAACAGTTACCGATGAAGGTAGTCGTATTAGAACTAATCCACCGCCTCCGGGACCAGAACCCTGTGACGAAGTATTCCATGCTCCAGCAGCTCCTCCTCCTCCTAGAGTTCCTGAATTACTACCTGCAGTTGTTCCTGGAAAATCACCACCACCGGAAGCTCCTGGCGTACCAACACCACTATATCCTCCAGAACCTATTACTGCTGCGCAAGCCGCACCACCACCAAGATAATAAGTATATCCTACAAGTTGATTATAGAGCGGAGAATCTAATCCTATACCTCCATTGGCATTGCTTGCAGCAGCACCAGCACCACCTCCGCCGCCATGGGATCCTCCACCAGCATTTCCGCCTCCTGGTGTTGTTGTTCCTGTAGTACCAGAAGCTCCTGCTGCACCATATGCTCCTGGATATCCGCCACTTGCATAGTATGTGTCGAATTGACTATATCCACCAGGATTACCTAATCTTCCCTGAGCAAGATCACCTCCTGTTCCTGCTCCACCATTACCAGCTCGGATAGTGTATGTTACGCCTGGAGTATAAGTTATTAATTGATTAGGTAATACACCACCACCTCCTCCAGACGCAGCAGTAGTATTACCTCCGTTACCAGCTCCAGAAGCACCACCACCAACTAAGAGTAATCTTAATGTGTTTGCGGGATCAGGTACGTCTATTATATCTGCCGCAGCTATAGCTTCTCGAATTATTGATGTTAGCAACTTGCCGCCGCTAAAATTATCTTGCGCATTCACAATTTCTAATATCGAAGGATTGACTGGAGCGCCAGAAGTTATAGCGAATTTTCTTGTAGAAATTGTACGAGATGATAATGCTTTCGACGAAACATAATTTTTCAAACTGTATCTAATATATGACAAAGTCTTTAGAGACATTAGGTAATCTCAGAACCAAATGCTAAGAATGATAATGTTGCAGTGCTTGCATACACAGTAATTACGTCTGTTGCTGCTAGTGTTATGCCCAGAGTAAGGGCTATAGAATCTTGTGCTGGAACTGTAGTGTTGTAAGCAATGTAATGACTTGCAGATAATGAAGCTCCGGCTGGACGTGTTGCTATTCTAAATGTAGCTGCTCCGGTATCTTGATTACATACATTAATTGTTGACACGACGGCGCTCGTAGCCGCAGGAACCGTATATAGTGTTGTTGCTGTTGTAGCAGCAGGATTTAAGTTTCCTAAAACTTTATATGTAATTGCCATTTATGCTCCCATCAATAAAAACGGACTTAGTATAACAACTTCACTTTTAAGAGCAAATACAGCAGAGTTAGCCACTTGCAAATAATTAGCAGCTGACGCAACATTGTTAACTGCTGTGATGACTGTATCAGTACCTTTAAGTGCGTCGAATGATTTAGATACTGTGGTTACAAAAGAACCAGCTCCTCCTCCTGCCGATACAGGAGACCAATACACACCTGTTCCACTAGAACGTAAATAATATCCAGAAGTTCCGACTGAACCGTTTGCTATCAGAGTACCATTAATAGAAGTATTTCCACTAACAGTTAAGTTCGTAGATATAGTTACGCGTCCGGTGTGAGAAAACAAACCAGATGTTGTTGGATTAGATTTTGTAGGATATAGAGTAGAAGCGTTTGCTACTTGAAGTCTGTCGGAAACTAATGTACGGATAGCAGTGTTGGTGCCAGTTAAACCAACCCATGATGCTTTAGCTAATAATAACGTATTGACGTTTGCAACTTGGTATCTGTCACTGATAAGTGTGCGAAGCGCAGTATTTGTGCCTGTAAGATTCGTATTGATTAGATTTATACGCAAATTGGTATTAGCAAGAGCAGCACGTTCAACAGATTTTGTCTGATATGTTGCGACGGCATTTGCTACTTGAAGCCTATCGGATACCAATGTGCGAATAGCAGTGTTAGTGCCAGTTAAACCAACCCATGATGCTTTAGCTAATAATAACGTATTGACGTTTGCAACTTGGTATCTGTCACTGATAAGTGTGCGAAGGGCTGTGTTAGTGCCCGTCAATCCTGACCATGTAGCTTTTGCATTTAGTAGCGTATTGACGTTTGCAACCTGATACCTATCATTAATCAATAGACGAAGAGCAGTGTTAGTACTAGTTAAATTGGTATTGATTAGGTTGATACGACTTGCTTGTGTGCCAATATAAGAATTTGTATTTGCGAGCGCAGCACGTTCAACTGATTTTGTTTGATAAATTAATGCAGCATTCGCTACCTGAAGTCTATCACTGATAAGTGTGCGAAGTGCAGTATTGGTACCAGTTATCGACGCCCATGAAGCTTTGGTTGCAATGTATGAATTGGTATTTGCAAGATACACTTTTGTGTTAGCAACCGATATTTTAGTTGCAATAAGACTGGCCGTTGACGTAGCAAAGTTAGGGTCATTTGCTAAAGCAGCAGCAAGTTCATATAGTGTGTTTAGTGTGCCAGGTGCTGAGTTAACGACTGCGGCAACAGATGTATCTACATAACTTCTGATTGCAGTGTTTGTGCTTATTAATGCCGACCAAGTAGCTTTAGCTGCAAACAATGTCGTAGCATTTGACACTTGCAATTTCTGTGCATCAAGCGCACGAATAGCTGTGTTAGTTCCAGTTAATGCTGACCACGATGCTTTCGTAGCAATATATAAATTCGTGTTCGCGAGCGCTGCGCGTTCAATAGCTTTTGTTTGATATGTTGAAACAACATTCGCTACTTGAATTCTATCACTAATAAGAGTTCTAAGAGCAGTATTTGTTCCTGTAAGAGCAGTCCATGATGCTTTCGTGTTCAGTAATGTGTTAACATTAGCAACTTGATAACGATCACTAATCAATGTACGAAGTGCGGTGTTTGTGCTAGTTAAATTCGTATTGATTAAATTGATGCGCAAATTGGTGTTAGCAAGAGCAGCACGTTCAACTGATTTTGTTTGATATGTAGCCACAGCATTTGCTACCTGTAATCTATCGGACACCAAAGTACGGATAGCGGTGTTAGTTCCCGTAAGCGCAGTCCATGTGGCCTTAGCATTCAATAGCGTATTGACATTTGCTATTTGATATCTGTCACTGATAAGTGTACGAAGTGCGGTGTTAGTGCCCGTCAATCCTGTCCATGTGGCTTTGGCATTCAATAGCACATTAACATTTGCTACTTGATATCGGTCACTGATAAGTGTACGAAGTGCGGTGTTGGTTGATGTAAGAGCAGACCATGATGCTTTAGATGCACCAATAGCAGTCGCGTTTGCTACCTGAAGTCTATCACTGATAAGTGTGCGAAGTGCTGTATTAGTGCCAGTAAGATTTGTATTGATCAAGTTAATGCGTAAATTAGTATTAGCAAGTGCAGCACGTTCGATAGCTTTAGTTTGATATGTCGCAACAGCATTAGCAACTTGAAGTCGGTCACTGATTAATGTTCTAATTGCTGTGTTAGTACCTGTTAATCCAACCCATGTAGCCTTAGCAGCAAGCAATGTGTTGACGTTTGCTACTTGATATCTGTCGGACACCAGCGTACGGAGTGCAGTATTGGTGCCAGTTAGTGCTGTCCATGAAGCTTTAGTAGCAAACAATGTAGTTGCATTAGATACCTGAAGTTTCTGTGCATCAAGCGCACGAATGGCTGTATTAGTTGCTAATAGTGCTGCCCACGATGCGCCAGTAGCAGCTGGTGTCGACCAGTATGCTGTGTTGCTAGATGTATTAGCAGTCAACACTTGACCGTTAGTTGATCCAGTGACTGTTATTTGTTGTGGTAATATTTTCTGTACAGCCATTTAACTATTTATACCTATATTGTTACCAGTTAAACTCGCAATAAGCAACGCCACCAGCAGCACCACCGCCTAGAGAACTTGCTGAAGTGCCTCCTGATCCTACTGCCCAAATTTTTACATAAACAGTAGGCGATGGAAAAGTAAAAGAACCAGATGCTGTAGCTGCTCGATTATAAGTAACACCCGCAGAGCTATATTGTATGAAAACAGCAGCTGCACCAACTGATCCAGCATTTGAGCTTCCACCACCCGCAAAATAACCATTTTTATAATTAGAGTCATTGCCTGAACCACCATAACCAAATCTGCTATAACCAAGTGCAGTAGCAACAGCAAGTAATCCACTTATGTTATTTGTATTTGGTGCTGTAGCAGGTCCCGCCGTCACAGCACCAAATGTATTTTGACCAGTCGCATTTCCAATGGCTCCACCACCTGCTGGAGCGCCGTTGTTAGATTGGCCACCGTTACCTCCATTAGAGCCACCATAAGATGTTCCCGAAATATTCGCACCAGAGTTAAATGTTACTGTATATGTACCACCTGTTGCAATGGTCCCTCCTCCTCCACCATTTCCTCCAGGTGAACCTCTTATAACTGATGCCACATGAAACACAGCCGTAGCAGTTCCAGAAGAAATGGTATATGATACTGTTAACCCACCGAATGCTGCCACAAGAGCATTTCTAACATTTAAATTCAAAGAAGATATGGTTCTAAGCGATGTAGTTTTAAAACTCATTAGGTTATCTCAGTTCCAAAAGCCATAAATGACATAGTTGCTGTACTAGCATATACAGTGATAACATCTGTTGTTGCTAATGTTATTCCCATCGTAAGAGCAATAGAATCATTTCCAGGGATAGCTGTGTCATAAACAATATAGTGATTCGTAGCTAATGTTGCTCCAGCTGGTCTGATAGCTATCCTAAAAGAAGCAGATGCAGCACCTTGATTGCACACATTTATCGTTGATACAATTGTACTTGTTGCTGATGGAACTGTATATAATGTTGTTGCTGTTGTAGCAGCTGGATTACTTGTTCCTAATACTTTATATGCGTTTGCCATTTTTCCTCACATTCCTCCTAATAACAATAATCCGGGAAAAGGATCTCCTGAAGATCCAGCAGGTCCTGTTGGGCCAGCTGGTCCCGTTGCTCCTGTTAATCCAGCAACAACAACACCTTCCATACTTCTCGCTTCAATAACAGCAGTATTGTATGGAGCAGATGTAAATGCTAATGTGGTTCCTGAAATGGTATAGTGTGTTGTTGGTATTTGTAATATTCCATTTATAGTAACGATAACATTTTTTTGCTGAACCACAGATGTGCTGAGTGTGAAATTAGTCTGTGATCCGTTACCGGTAAAAGTTTGAGAAGTTGCGTCTACACCACCGACACTCGCTGACACAGGACTCCAATAGATTCCTGATCCAGATGTGCGAAGATAATAACCAGCAGTACCAACAGATCCATTAGCTGTTAGTGTGCCTGTGACTATCGGATTATTTTTGGTGAGATAAGTTGCGGCTGCGTTGGTTACTTGAAGATAAGGGGCAGCGAAATCGAAAACAGCAGTGCCGTTCGAAGAATATATCTTCTTGTCTTTAGTATTGATAGCGAGTTCGCCAGTAGCAATATCAGAAGTTGTTGGCACTTTGCCAGCAACGCTACTGCGTTTTATTTTAATTGTGGATGACACACCCGACTCCTAGAGAGGAAGGCCAAGGGAAACACTTGTCCCTTGGCCTGAGCGATTATATTTAGTTAGTAAGTTCCGCCGTCGATTACTGCTTCAATCGTAGCAAGAGTATATCCAGTTCCAGATACGTTAACCGTGGATGTTGGTTCTACCTGAAGACCAGTATATACCTTGAAGATACCATCTGTAGCATCTCTGAAGAATCCAGAGTACTTGGTTCCGCTTGCTGTATACATGCCGTAGAAACCAACGTCAACTGCGTCTGTTGAGTTATTAGCAGCCAACTTAATCATAGAGTCATCGACGTTTAGTGTCGATGATGAGATATAAGTAACTGCACCTTCAACCGTCAAGTCACCATCAATGATTGCAGAACCAGTAATACGAGTATTACCAGAAACAGCAAGATTGGTGCTGATTGTCATACGACCAGTATGAGCTAACAGACCAGATGTTGTTGGATTAGACTTAGTTGCATATGTCGCAACAGCATTCGCTACTTGCAGATACTGAGCTTGTGCGGGCATTGCATCCCAGTAAGCATTTGTACCGTTCGTGCGAAGAAGATAACCAGCTGATCCAAGCGAGTTATTAGCCTTAAGACCATAGACGCTGGTGTTTCCAGAAACCTCAAGGTTTGTGCTGATAGTAGCACGTCCTGTATGCGCTAGAATTCCAGATGTTGTTGGATTAGAAGAACTAGCCTTTGTTGCAATATATGAGTTAGTATTTGCTAGATACGCTTTGGTATTAGCAACAGACATTTTAGTTGCAATATAGCTGTTGGTGTTAGCCAAAACTGTATTGAAAGTGCTAGAATTGACTTTAGTTGCGATATAGCCGTTGGTATTAGCAAGATCAAGTCTGGCTTGATTTTTTGTCTGATATGTTGCAACAGCGTTAGAAACCTGAAGTCTATCAGCAATAAGTAAACGAAGCGCAGTGTTTGTGTTTGTTAAGTTTGTATTAACAAGCGTGATACGCTGACCTTGTGTAGAAATATAAGCATTAGTATTTGCAAGCGCACTGTTGAAAGTGGATGTGCTTACCTTAGTTGCAATATAGCTGTTGGTATTCGCAAGATGCTGACGCTCAGTCAACGCATTTGTTGCAATATACGAATTGGTATTCGCAAGGTCAGTGTTATGTGTAGTTGTGTTGAGCTTAGTTGCGATATACGAATTGGTATTCGCAAGAACAGAGTTGAAAGTCGTAGTACTTACTCTAGTCGCAATGTAGCTGTTGGTATTAGCCAAAGCAAGCTTGAAGGTAGTATTACTTACCTTAGTTGCGATGTAGGCATTTGTGTTAGCAAGCTGTGACTTGATATATGAATTGGTATTCGCAAGTGCGCTATTGAAAGTAGTTGTGTTTACTTTCGTTGCGATGTACGAATTAGTATTCGCAAGAGCAGACTGAAATGTTGCATTGGAAGCTGCATAAGCTTTCGTAGCAAACTTAGCGTTAGCATTAGCTACCGTAATATATGCGCCAATGTTGAACGAAGCAGAACCACCGATTTCGAATACAGCCGAACCGTTAGATGAATAAATTTTCTTATCTGCTAAGTTGACCGCTAGTTCGCCTGCATATAGACTACCTGGCGCTGAACCAGGCGTACTACTGCGTTTGATTTTGATAATTGAAGCCATTTCTTAATTCCTTTTTAGCTTTGAACCTTTTGATAAGCCGGTTCTGACTGGGGTTACAACAACGGGTTCTTCTTTTTCTAATATAGGCGGTTTGTGAACTCTTTCAGATTTAGAATCAGAAGGTCTGACACTTTTTCTAACAGGAGCTTTAACATTCTCAAGAATTTTACCTACAAGATCATTATTATGTTTAACACTTACCACATCTTCTGAATGTATAATACCTTTTCGTCTATTCTTTTCAGCTTTAGCTGCATTATCAGCCATCAAATCAAAACCAGAACCGATATTGGTATTTTGTTCCGCTAGTATATCGCGCACCAAACCTTTTCGTTTTCCTTTTTTTGATTCATATTCACCTTTAATATCAAAGCCAGTAGTGATCTTAGTAGTTTTTTTAGGAGTACCCGTAGACCCTTGTTTCTTGCTTATAGTAGGACGTGGGCTCATCAACATTAATTCATCTTTATATTGTCTATTTATATCTTTTAGATTTTCGATCTCCATACGAGTTTGCGCGATCACGTCAGCTACTGCATCTGTATGTTTTACGCTGATCTTACCCATTTCTTGTTCAAGATAAGCAACCTTGGTCTCAAGCAAAACTATGGTTGACATAAGATTGCCAATTTTGTTTTGTTGTTGTTCGATATAGAGATTGAGTGTTTCTGTTTCTTTATCTGTTTCCATGGCGCGCCCTTAAAAA